TCCATTGGGTCTGGCAATCTTCCTTGTAGTAATGGGTCAACAGTACCAAAAGCAGCAGCTTCTTGAGTGTATGCAAGAGCTTTTGCAGTTCCCTTTGCTGTAGCTCTCCCTAGTACAGCACCTCCAACAGCAGCAGATAAACTTCCTCTAGCGGCATCTGTAAATACATCACCATAATCAACTTCATCTGTATCTATTTTTTGTTTTAGCGCACTAGCTATACCAGTATATACACCAAAACCAGCAGATTGCCTACCAGCTTCTGTTAAAATTTTTTCCGTTCCAGATTTTATAACGCTTTCAGCTAATTGTTTTTTAGTTCCATTTCTTAATAGTCTCTTAGTTCCCATATTAGCTGCTTTTCCTAGGGCAGATTTAGCAGCTGCCTTTCCAGCCAAACCTCCTAAACCAGCACCAGCTATAGTTGCTATAAAATCAGCTGGCATAAAAAATGATAATATGCTAGCACCAATATCAGCAGTTACTCCAGGATTATATGCGTCTAAATTAAATCTTTTTTCTCCAGTAATTAACTGTTGGCTCATTCCAGTTATTGATTCATTGTAAGCTTTTTTTACAACATTAGGTAAAAAATCAAATATATCTGATTCTTTAACACTTGACATTTCTTTTAAGCTATCTGTCTGTATATCTCCTACTTCAGATAGTGTGTCAAATGGTATTTCAGACTGTTGAGTTTTATAGAAATTAGTTATTTTATCTATATCTTCTAAGCTGTAATATTTTTTAGGCTGTCCGTTCATGAAAACTCTCTCTACTTAGTTTATAATTTATAATTCTATCCCACTTAATAATTCAATAGTATCTTGGTTAAAAATACTTTCTCCACCAGTAAATCTTATTGGTCTAACATTTTCACCTCTACCAAGAGTCGCTCTCGCAACTATACTTGGTTTTGTAGACAAGGCTTTCATTTGTTTTAAGTACTTTTTTAACCTACCTCTAACTTGAGGGCTAGTTCTTTCGTCTAAATATGCTTCATATGCATTTTGTATGTAACCCTGAAGATTATTATTATTTTCTTGTTTTAATATTTGGTATTGCTCTGAGTCTTCAAAAACTCCCTGCTTTACCTGTGAACCTCTAGCTTCTTTTAGTGAGTCTATTATTATATCTGTATTTCTATTTAAATTTTCTACAGCTACTACTTGTTCTTTTGAAGAACCACCCATAGATAAACTTCCTCCTTCTCCAGTTCCATACTCCCTTTCTGCTCCTGGCAGTCTTCTTAAGAAACTTAAAGCTGACTCTTCATCAGGTCTTCCAATAACACCAGTACTAGCCAGTCTATCTATAGCTGTTTTTTCTGGAGAATCAATTCTGTCTTCTACTACTCCTGGAGAAAGTGAAGCGGATGAAGCAGGTGGATTAACTATAGAGTCAAAATCTATATCTCCAACGGGAATAAAATTATCTCCATTTTTAGTAAATGAACCAGGAACACCTGTAAGTTTAAAGGTTGCCCCATCTGATAAATTCATAGCTTCTGAAGCGTTAGCTACTGTTACGACACCTCCTACCCCATCAACTCCAACTTCGTCTCCAACTTGAGGTTGAAACAGAGAGCTGACACCTTTCTGAGATGTTACGCTTTGAATAGCTTTGTTGTATTGACTTAGTGTTGATTCGTACAGAGTGTTAATTCTTAATTTTTGACTGTTTATCTGCGAACTAGGAACTAACTCACCTTCAATAGTTCTCTCAAAATCTCCAAGTTGTTTGCTAAAGTCTCTTAATTTATCTAGCTCTCTACCCATTAAAGTAATTTTTTGATAAGCTTGTTGGTTTTGTAGTCTATCTATACTTCCAGTAGTAGTTAAAAACGTATTTATATCTGAAAAAGTTAATGGTTTTTTCCAGCTATTTAAATTTTCTAAGTCAGATATTGTTTCATCGCTAAACGTATCTCCTAGTATTTTTAATGGAGATTGAGGATTAGATTTAAAATCATCTATTCGACTCATATATCTTCTGGCAATTGCTTTAGATTTTGCTGACTCTAATGTTGGCTGTATTTTTTCTAAATACTCTTTTGCCTTTGTTGTATTTGTTATATCATTAACAGCTTCAACTTCAATAATTTCATTTTCTATAATTTCTGAATCAAGTTCTCTTTGCCTTTGGTAGACTCTTGATTCCAACTTTTCTTGCTGCTGTTCTCTATATCTTTGTTCGTTAGCCTGAAAATTTCTCTCAGCTCTTTCGTCTTGTTCGTCAGCTCTAGCTAATCTAAAACCACGTTCTATTTCTCTTTGTTCAATAGACTCATCAAACTGCCTTTGTCTCTCTTGCCTATCTAACTGTGAGTTTACAAGGTTTGGTATAGTGACGCTTAAAAGCCTGTTTAAACCTGACTCGTAATTAAATCCATTTGCCATAAAATCTCCAATAAATACTAACTAAAGTAATTCCTACTATAACCCTGGTCTAATCCTTGCTGGGCAAACTGTCTATCAAACATATCTTCTGCTTGTTGTCTAGTCATTCCAGGGTTGTTATCCATTATTTGCTGAATTTCATCAAGAAAGGGATTAGAAGTTTCTACTGTATTTTGACTAGTAGGGTCTAACTGCTGTATCCTTCTTGCTTGCTCAAGAAGGCCTGTTACATAATTTGTTAACTGACCACTCAAAGCACTTCTTTCTCTTCCAGTTTGCTGACCTATGTCATAAAGACCTCTACCTAAATTAGCAGATGCCCCACCACTTACCGCAGCTAAATCTTTCATACTCGCTCCAGCACGAGTAAACTTAGATGACCCAGCTCTCTCCATAATTTGAGAGGTTAGCTGGCCTAACTCACCACTTGTATCTCCAATTAACTGACCAGTTCTCATTCTCTGACCCTGGCCTATTAAATTAAAAGCATCTAGGTATTGCTGTTGGTTTACTGGCTGAAAAAACTGACCTAAGTTTTCTGCTTGCTGTCCTGTAAATCCAAACACTTGCGCTATCTCTTCTGGAGATTGTGCAAAATATTTTTGAGAATCAGATAAACCTAATTCTTGTAATAATTGTTCAAAAGTTTTTTGTTCGTTCATGATAATGGACTCCCTAATCTACTAGCTCTTCCAAATAATATATCGCTAACTTGGTCTGAACCTAAATTTTTAGCCCCTGACATTGTATTTATAAAAGGATTTCCTCCTCCAAGACCAGTTGTTGGGTCTACTATTCTCGTTCTTGTTAAACTTCCTATGTTAGCTCTTTCTAGTGAAGGAACGTTAGCATCTGGTAATAAACCTGAAAAATCTCTACCTAATAGTTTATTAAAATTAACTTTAGAAAGTTGACCTCCAGTAAAAGCATCTCCTACCGCACTAAAAAGTTGTCTTTGCCTAAAACCTTTTTCAGCTTCACTTAAAAATCTATTTAAGTCTGCTTCTGCTGTTGTTACATCTTCTCTACTTTGACTAAAAAACAATCCCTTTTTTAAATCAGCTTCTGCTTTACCTAGGGATAAGTCTCCAGCATATTTTTGTCCAGCGAAACTACCTAGTCCTGTTGCAGCTCCAGCCAGTAAAGGTGCAGCAGCTCCACCAGTAAAAGCCATAGCAAGACCATATCCTAAGGCAGCTCCAGTAAGCCTTCCAATCCCTCTTCTTCTTTCCTGTCTTTTTGACTGCTCCGCAGCTTTACTTTTAGCTTCTGTTATATTTCTTACAGATTTCTTAATATCTCTTTTTTCGCTAGCAGCTTGTCCTGTTAGACTTGTAAACTTCTCAGCCCTTCCTACTCTTTGACTGGCTTGTATATTGGATAATAACTCTGGTAGTGTCATATTAACTCCTTGTAAATTCTAAAAAGTGCCACGCACCTAATTCTTTTCTGTAAAGCCTAAGCTTACCATCTGGTGTTTTCACCAGTCTTTCTTCTCCATCATTTCCAGAATTGTTTGATGGATACCCTTGTTGTAACTTTGTTTTAACTCCTTTAGAGTTGTATAAAAATCTTTTTTCTCTGTCAATCGACATTATGTGATTCTCTTCCTAATTGGTCTGTATTCTATACCAACATTATTTATTTTAGATATAGACGTTCCATTTAAATCTAACTGTAGTTGAAAAGAAGATGCTGATATAACTGGAGATACTGAAATGTTCTGAACTTTATAATTACCGCTAGTGCTATCAAGATTTCCTATGTTAGCAGTTTGAGGTTCTCCAGATGTATCTATATAAGCACATTTAACAGAAGTGTTATTAGCTGCGCTTGTTAAATATTCAATCGTAACAGAATAAATCTTTTTTGTTATATTTGGCAAATCAAAATCATCATTTTTTAACTTTATGTCAAATGTAGCTATAGGGTCTGGCTCTCCATCATAAGAAAATAAATTACTCAAACCAGACTGAAATGTCATATTGTTATATGCATCTGTAATAATGTTTGTTTTGATTGCGTCAGCAACTAAATCTTCTATAAATGTAAAGCTATTAGTTATAAAACTATAAACATAAGCATCACCACTTGTACCACCAGAAGCAGCAGCATCTCTTAATATAACTAAGTGTTTGTGAGTAGGCTGATAACCTATCATTGTATCACTGTTTACAAAACTTGTCCACTGTGATTCAAGTATCTTGCTTTGCAAATTTCTTATCTGTGAACCATCATAAAAGAATAAACCATTTTTATTTACCCACGCTAAACCAAAATCTGTTTTAACTACAGCTGCGTGAAAGTCTACTCCCATATTTTTATGCTCTGACTCTAAAAACCATTGCGTATCTGAGCCACCACCAATATTTATTATGTAAAGAGTTTTTTCTTTGTAAGCAAATAATCTATCAGCATAAGCTTCTAGCTTAATAAATTCTTCTCCGTCATTAACACCTATATCAATAAAATTAAAAGAAGGGTATGTATCAAACCTATTAACTTCGCTATACATTATTGTATCTGATTTAACCTGAAGAGTATTGTTTGCATCATATCTTTTTACATTAGCAATAAATGTTCTTCTGTTTGTTACTACGCTAGTCTGATAGTTTTCAGCATCTTGCCCAAGAGATATATATTTTTCATCTTGAGAGAATCCATTTATAGACTCATAGGTATCTGCATTAATAGATGTGCTGGTGAACCTAGATATAACAAAAGGTGCGTTTGAATATTCAGCTGTCCAAGCTACATAACTTCCAGAAAAAGAAGGTCTACAACCCCTAGATATATTAATATCACCTAACAATACCCACTCATCATCACTACCAGATATCCTACTGTAAATCCTTCCACCAGTAACTCTACCTGGAAATCTACTGTTACCATTATGGTCAGCTCCAAATAACTCAGTTGCCATAACACTACAAGTTAAACTGTCATTAGCTGATATGGCTACAGTTCCAGCCATTTCAAAAGGAAGTGATTCTTGAGTATTGTCATACACAAAAGTGCTAGCAAATTCATAAGTTCCAGCAATCCAAGAGCCACCACTGCTGTTTGTGTTTATATCCAAATTCCATCCTTTGCCAGAAGGAGGATATAAAGTCCAAGTGTGTGTATTTGTAGCCCAAGTAGCACCACCAGCTGAAGTAGCAACTGTATCGTCATCTGTCCTGCTTATTATAACATCAAATTCAGAACCAGCAGAACCTTTTGTATCGTTATTTATTGCAAAATACTGACCACCTCCAAATGTTAAAGTTTCATTTGTTCTATCAAGAGTTGCGTTTGCATTTATAACAAATGTTGTTGCATTTGTAATTGACTTAACGTAAGAGCTAGCTGGTATTCCAGTCCCAGTAACTTTCATCCCCACTTTAAGTAAAGCCGTACTATCTATTTCAATGTCAGCGTCTCCAGATATTAAATCACAGGTTGCATCTGTAAAATTAGTTCCATTTAATTCTGTTCCGATTGAAGCTGCCTCAAAAACGGTAGACGTATCTGAGTTTAAAACAAGTGAATTTCCACTAGAATTAACACCGTTAAAATAAATATCTTTACTAGCTATACCAGCTGTTGGCTTAGTTAATTTAACATCGGTAACTTGAAACCCAGTAGGGTATGCACTTCCACCTGGAGTAAGTCCAGACCAACCTCCACCTCTTTCTATGTAACAATAGTGCTTTATAGCGTTACCTGTGTTAGTTATTTTTGTATCGCAAATTCTTACTCCACCATCAGCAACGTGATATATTATTTGTCCACCTGTATTTGAACCCATATCTATAGCTTCAGACCAAGAACCTCCAGAGAAAAAAACATCTATTTTTGTATCAGAAGTAGCATCTGTATCTGCTAAAAAAGTAGCAACTGTTGGAGTATTTTCACTAGCGTTGTAATCAAACTTAGTTTGAAACAATCCATACCCAGCTACAGAAGCATCAATAGTTCTAGCAGAATAATCACTTGTATTAGCAGTTGCCTTCCCACAAGACTTAACTATACCAAACTCATCTACAATAACATTATTAGCTTGAGCTAGTTCGTTATCTGCAATAGAGCGTGAGTTAGTCTTAGTGTTAAGACCACCATCAAAGCGACTATATGTTTTAAACTGTTTAGGCATTATTCCTTTATCTCAAAATGTACTAAGTCATCAAACTTATTATCTTTAGTCTTGGTATCCATGTCCCAATCTCCACCCCATCTTATTTTCAATCCCATCTGTTTAGCAATTCCAAGAACGTAGCCGCCAAAGTAATGAAACCTATCCCTATCATGCCAGTCAATAGGATAAGGAGCAACATCAACAGCATTACTGGGACTTTTATTATGCTTCCCATTTGGGAACTTAACTTTGCTATTTCCTTTATCATATGCTTCATCTTGAGCCTTTTGTCCTCTATGTCCTTCTAATACTGTACAATCAAAACCCTTAACAACTTCTTCAAACAATCCAACCAGTCTCTCATCGCAAGTATATAGTTTGTGTTTGCTATTTCTACTAAATCTTGGCATTACTTACCCTTAATTAAACCTTCTACTAAGTCAGTAACAACGTCAACACACTTCTCAAAAAAGATTTGTTCTTTGTCTTCGCTTACAAACGGAATGTCAATCTTCTCATTAATCTTTGTAGCGATTGTTTTAGCCATTTCGTCTGAAGTAAGCTGGTCAACCATTTGTTTTTTAATTGAATCTGCTTGAGTTTCAGCCGCAGCTACTAACATTTCTTTTAAACCCATTATCTTCTCCTAATTTCATTATTTGTTTTAACTATTAAATATACTAAAGTTGCAATAGAAACAGCCATTTGCAGCAACATTGGCAGATTAGTCCACCAAACCCCTACTCCAACCATACCATTAACTACTGCTTTAGTTGAATCTATCATTTATCAACTAGCCTTTCCATTAATACGCCCCTTAAGGTACGCTAAATCATCGGTTACATCATTTAATTCTCTTACGATATCTTCTCTATGTCGAGCACTTGTATCGTCTGACTTATTCCATCTCTCTATTAACTTGATTATTATTCCCTCAACATTCTCTACAGTAGATTCTATCTTAGTTATTTCTTGACGTATTACATCTAAATCTTCATTCTGAGTTCTTTGGCTCTTCATAAGATTTACTATCATCATTACAAATAATGATACAATAACTCCAATAGCACCGTATTCAGCGTACGTTTCAATCATTACTTGCCAACTGCCTTTTGTGCTTTGTTATGAGATTGCTTAAAAGTCTTACCTTTTCTCATTTCAGAAGCCATCATAGATAGATGTTTCTTGGTGTGATGAACTTTGTGTTTCTGCATTTGTTTTTTCTGCATTGCGCTTAATCCGTTAAGGTTTACATTTTTAAGATTCTTCGCCATACTACCAAGGCCTTCCTGTTGCTTTTGTTGGTGTTTCTTGTTCTGCAATTTGTGCGTTTAAACTTGCTTCAATATCTGCAAGCCTATCTGTACCTACTTTAGCTTCTACCCATTTTTTTACATCGTCTTCTTTAATATCGTCATAAGCTGTAAAGTTATCAGAATCTGGTGCGTCTAAACCTACTATACCAATGTTTGATGCAGAGTAGGTTTTAGCATCATCGCCTTCGCCTACTGTTTTTTCTTTATAAAACGAATAGTGGACTGTCTTACAAACGTCAGACAATCCATCTTCACTTATTACTCTATCAATAGTGTTAATTCTAGTTTCCATTTTCTTCTTCTTTCTCTTCAGTCAAAGCATTTTTAAGAGCATCAATAAAAGACTGTCTTCCGAATTGCAATTGCTGAAGATTGAATGTTGTTGTATCAATTTTTCTGTTTAGGTCTGCAATATGATTAACCATAACTTTTTGGTTATCAGTCATAGAATCAATATCATACTCTTTTCCATCAAGGTTTAACATTGGGGCATTTTCTTTTTTATTTTCTTTATTAGCCATTTTATTTCCTTATCTTCTTTTTAATCCTAATTTTTCCATTAGGGTTTTGTTTTCTTCTTCAAGTTTCTGTATATGTTGCGACTCCATTCCTTCGACGCTAGCGCTTAACACAGTAACTTTATTTTGTAAATCTTCAATTTTTCTTTGATGTTCTGCAAATTGCATTTGAGCTTGATACCAAGAGCCAGTAACTACCATAATTAAAAAGCCTACTTTTATTAACATAGCTACACTTAAACTAATAGTGCTGTCTGTATTAATTGCGTTTGCCACTTCTTAATCTTT